GGCGCTGTGGTGCGTAATGCTCTTCTGGATGCCCGCGAAGGCGGCACCCGGATTCAAGTTCCTGAGTTCAACCCCGTTGCGCCGACCGAAGAGATCTTCGACGGCACTGCAACTTGGGGCACCAGTGGCGCTGGTTACCTGACCCCTCAAAAGGTCGGCACCGGAACCCAGATTGCATCCATCGTTCACCGTGGCTTTGCCTACGCCGTGGATGATGTTGCGATTTTGGCAGCTGGTGAAGATCCGATGCTTCACATCCGCAATCAGCTGGCTGATGCCATCAACAAGCTGAATGCAACCCGTCTGTTCGAGCAACTGACTGGTCTGTTCCACACTGCTCTCAACGATCACCGTATTGAGAAGCAACTGGGTGGTTCTGGCGCCACTTCTGAGTCCAACTATCTGACGGCTTCAGTTATTGCTGAAGCACGCGCCAAGTTGGGTGAGCGTGGCGAAGAGCTGGACACTCTGATTGTTCACCCCTCCGTCGCTTACTACCTGTATCAGGTGGGAATGCTGACCTTCTCCACTTCTGCACTGGCTGCTTCTGGCGCGGTGACCTGGGGTGGCGGTGGTGTTGGCATCGGCGCTCGTGAAGTTGGTGAGTTCGCTGGTTGCCGAGTCATTGTTGACTCCTTGTGCAACATCAACGACCCGACCTCTTCTGGCAACCGCCAAGAGTTCCGTTGCTACCTCGTGAAGTCCGGCACCATCCTTGAGGGTGTGCAGCAGGATCTTCGCATTGAGGCTGATCGCAACGTCCTCTCCAAGCAGGATGTGCTGTCCGTTGACTACCACGGCGCTTATCACGTCATGGGAACCAAGTGGACTTCTTCTGACGACAACCCCACCAACGCAAACCTGCGTACTGGCAGCAACTGGTCTGCCACCTACGACATCGACCTCATCCCCATGGTTGAGATCTTCGTCAACTCTCCTCTGGATAACGCCACCACCTGATCCTGACGAGACAAACGGCCCTACCATTAGGTGGGGCCTTCCCTTTTTGATGACATGGCTGCCACGATCAACGCCACACTGAAGAGCGAGACAGCCAACAGCTTTGTGACGTTGGCTGAAGCCAACACGTATTTTGAAACCGTTCCAGACAGCACCACCTGGGACAACAAGACTGATGACGCCAAGAATCGAGCGCTGATCTCTGCAACGCGCTGGATCGATACGTTGAATTTTTACGGTGATCGTTGCGATGACAACCAAGCACTGAGCTGGCCCCGCAACAACTATCACGTAGATCGCGTAGAGCTTGTCTGCACGGCAATCCCGAACGATATTAAGTACGCAACGTACGAACTGGCACGGGCACTGGCCAATGACACGAACTCGATTACAGGGTCTACCGGCGATACGGGATTGTACGAATCCGTCAAGCTTGGGGAGATGGAAGTCAAGTACAACACTTCTAGTCAGGCTACTGGAACTGTTAATAACGTATTCGACGTTTATCCTTGGCTGCAGTCTTATCTTGGGGCTTATTGCCTTGGTGGTAGCGGTTCGTATTCTGTCCGCGTTGTAAGAGGTTGAGATGGCAGGCGCACTCGACAAGGTTTTCAAAGAAGCAGCTAAGGCAATCGTTGCGGACCTTGGCGATGGCCTAGACACCAAGATTGATTACACCCGCAAATTTGATGGGAAGTATGACACAGCTAAGGGTACGTTTACGACATTCGACCGTCCGTATTTCGATCTGAAGTGCCCGATTGAGTTTGTCCGATCAGAGGAAGAAGAAGGACGCGAAGAGCGAGAAGCGCGGATTTACATTTCTCCTGATCAAATCGGAGGCAATCAACCCACAATGCAGGACGAGATCACTTTGAAATTTGCGGGCGCAAGTCGCGCTGCTCAGATCACAGACGTTAATACCTACCGTGGCGGCCAAGAGTACCTCTACATCCTGCGCGTGAGGTTCTGATGGCTAAGAAAAAAGGTCTTGGCCAAATCGTTACCGACCTGGAACGTCAAATTAACGACGATTACAACGCTCTAATTCAGTTGACTGCCGAGGGTTTGGCGACAAAAGAGAACAGTCCCGTGGATACAGGGTTTTTTGCATCTAGCTGGAAGGCGTCAACTCAAAAAGTCCGCGCTGAGGACAAGCGAGAAGACCACGCTCCATGGTCAAAGATTTACGAAACCCGTCAACCGGGCGGACAAACCAGCTGGAGCAGTATTGGCAACCAACGAGTCCACACAAGCAAAAAACCTGTGGGTAGCCAGATAAAACCCCGTTTTCCTGTCCCGGAGTTCAACTTCAAGCGCCAGCCCACGGTTTACATCGGCAATACCGCTGAGTATGCGGGTTATGCCCTGGAATCTCCAAAAGTGGCAAACTTTATTCAAGGCGAAATGCGTTCTTTGGTCCAGGAAGCTTTTGGGGACAAACGTCCTGGCCGCATTTTTGTCAGAACCGGATCCAGCAGCAGTGTGTTCGGGTCTTATACCAAGCTCTAAACCATGACTCTCGTAAAAGCCCGCGCCGCCTTTGAAAAAGCAGTCACTGACGCTGTTTCTACAGCTGACAGCACGGTGCTTATGGTTTACGACAACGTTCGCTACACCACACCGGGCAAAACCAAAAAATACATCCTGATGACGGTGAACTTCAACCGTTCCACCATCCAAAACCAGGGCGCAGCCCAGGATTACTACTCCGGCGTCATTCAGTGCAACATCTACGTTCCGAAGTCTGCTGGAACGTCAGTGTTGTCATCCCTAAGTGAAGCTGTGATCGACGGCCTTACATCCGTGAACGCTTCTGATTACACCGATACTTTCAGTGTTGCGCCTCGTGTTTCTGACATTTCCGGGCCAACTCCGCTAGAGCTGGAGGACCGTTCGCACTTCATTGGCATTGTTTCTTGTCAGTTCACAGCAGTTGTGTAGTATATTGAGGCAAACGGTACTACTTTATGCGCGCCTCTGAACTGCTTCGCAATAAGTTCGGCGTCAGCCAGCTGTATAAGTATGAAGTCAAAGAAGGCGATGACACGGTGCTTGAGATCTACTGGCACCCGTTGACCATTGCAGAACGCGAGGCCATCCAAAAGAAAGCTGGTTCTGATGATGCCAACGATTTTGCTCTTGGCATGATGCTTGAAAAGTCGTTGGACGAAAACGGCAAGCGTCTTTTTCAAGACGGTGAAAAGGCCGTGTTGAAGAATGCTGTCGAAGCTGCAGTGCTTCAGGAAATACAGCTTGCAATGCTGGCATCTGGTGCAGAGAACAAGGTGGAGGAAGCGAAAGCAGACCTCAAAAGCTAACGGCGACTGGATGTTCATGTTTTTTCTAGCCAAAGAGCTAGGAATGACGCTTGCCCAGCTAACCGAACGGCTTACGCAGGAAGAGCTTGTCGGCTGGGCAGCTTTCTATGAGCTAAGAAGCGAAGACCAACAAGCAGCCATGGACCGTGGCCGTGCGTCTAGAGGGGCGCAAACTATGACGGCGCGTTAAAGTGTAGTTACCCTCTCTACGTTCCTCCGTGGCCCAGTACGACGTAGATATTAACCTTGCCCTCAAAGGCACTAGAGAGCTAAAACTATTCGACGACCGACTTAAACAGCTAACTGCCCAGCTTGAAGAGCTGGATAGAGTACAAAATGAGATAGGAAAACGAAATCCTTATAGTGCTGCTGGAAAAAGAGTTACTCAGTTTGGTAAGGAGATAGATGAAGCAAGAGAAATTGTAGAGTTCTTTGCTCAATCAAACAGAGACGCTGCTGCGTCTATGGACCAGCTGCTTACAAAGCAAAGTAGTTTCAACAACTTTTTCAAGCAAGCGGCAGACGTTCGACAAGCAATACAAGCTGCAAATAAAGCGGATCAACAGGCTGCACGTCAGCAGCGAATGCGGACTTTAGGCAACGCAACAAGTAGTGCTCTTATCGGCGGCGGTTTTCCTTTGCTATTTGGGCAAGGCGGTGCTGCAGCAGCGGGCGGCGCAGTCGGCGGTCTTGCCGGTGGAGCGATTGGAGGCGGCTTTGGATTTGCTTTGTCAATCGTCGGTACAGCACTAGGTCAGGCGATAGCAGACGCCGAAGAATTTAATAGCACCATTGTTGACCTAAACTCTGGCCTTGATGCCACGACGAATAGCGCCTCTATAACTTCTTCTGAAATCGGTGAGCTTGCTAATCAACTCGGCATAGCAAAAGACGAAGCGGTTGATTTGCTAACAGGTTTTAAGAACCTTGGGGCTAACACAGAGCAAATTAAAAGCCTTGCACTAATTTTCGGAAAAGACGCAAAAACGCCGATGGCGTTAGCTGCTGTTGAAAAACAATCTGACCTAGGAAAAATAATTCTTGCCAACGTGAATAAACTTGGTAAGGAAAGAACAATGCAGTTGCTTCAGCAGCTGCAGTCAGGGGACCAACTTGCCGTTGAGCTGGAACTTATCAAGGAGATTGCAGATGTAGAAGAGCGCAGGCTAATAAACCAAAAAGCACGCATTACTTTCGGAGATCGTTTTATTGCTGCGTTTGCACAGGCAGGAGCCGGAGCTGAAGGAGCGGCATTTGCGGGTCCCACTGTAACTGCTGAAGGGCTGCGAGATGAAAGAGTTGCAAGGTTTAGTAAAGAGATACGCGAAAAATTAGGACTCGCTGTTCCTGATGCAGCTGCAGCAATCGAAGGGCGTAGGCAACTCCTTGGGCTTATACCGGAAGATGAAGATGACCCTAAAAAACCTAAAGCAGATCCAACTATCAATCTGCAAAAACGTCTTAATATACTTAATAAACAAATCACCTCTGAAGAAAAATTTGTAGGGGTTAGTTCTGCAGGAGCAGCAATTATTAGGCGTAAACTTGCGCTTGAATCAAAAATTGCAAAAATACAAGAGACCGGCAGAGCAGAGCGCAAGCGTCTAACAGACCAAGAAGATATTCTTTTAAGCAAGAATATCGAAAGTCGAGCTATCAAGCTTGAAAACCTTAAGTTTGAAAGAGAAGCAACTGCTCTTATCGAACGTCAAAACAAAGCTGGTGAAAGGCTGTTGGAGCCGTTGCAGAAAAAATTAGACGCAATAAGAGATCGCAACGCATTTGAAAAAGAATATGGCGATCTAATCATGAAAGGCTCTACGCCTGCTGCTGCTCAGCAGGTGATTGAAGCCCAGAAGCAAAAGAAAGAAATTGATCGACTGGTAGAGAAGCAGCTTGAAAGCAACGAGATTTTAATCGCAAACCTGCGAATTAAGGTTGCTGAAACAGAAGGAACCAAGGCTCACGCTGCTGCCGTTGATGCTCTTAACGATGCATTGGAGCGGCGGAATGAGATCGAAGAAAAAGGCCGTATTGCCAAGGGCGAGATTAAAGGAGAAAAAACTCCTGCTGAAAGGTTTGACGACGAGATAAAAGCAATTCAAGCAATAATCAATGAGTTGAACGACCCCGTGCGGCAAGCAATCGAGTTGTCGCGGACTTTAGGCAGTGCCTTCAGTGAGTCCTTTAAGGGCATTATTACGGGCAGCATGAGCGCTCAGGAAGCGTTAGCCAACCTGTTCCGGCGCACAGCGGATCACTTCCTTGATATGGCTGCACAAATGATTGCGGCTCAAATCAGGATGCAGGCGGTGAAGTTGTTCATGAGCTTCTTCCCCAGCACAGGGATTCCTGCTTCAGGAAGTGCAAATCCTTTCCCAGGGCATCCAACGCACGACAATGTACCGATTCCTCCGCTTCCGCCTCTTCCTGGAAAAGCGCTTGGTGGAGCGGTTGGCGCTGGTCGTCCTTATATGGTTGGCGAGCGTGGCCCTGAGTTGTTTGTCCCCGGAGCGCAGGGCAATATCGTTCCAAACAACGCAATGAGCGGCTCTAACATTGTGGTGAACGTGGATGCTTCTGGTTCGTCCGTTCAAGGCGACGGTCCATCCGCCAATCAACTGGGCAAAGCGATTGGCGCTGCTGTCCAGGCTGAGCTAATCAAACAAAAACGACCCGGAGGACTGCTGACACGCTGATGCCTACTTTCCCTTCGATAACTCCAACCTACGGTGTTCAAAAACAGAGCAGGCCGAACACGCGCAATGTTCGCTTCGGCGATGGCTACGAACAATTCCTGACTTTTGGCTTAAATCAAAACCCAAAGACCTTCAGCTTGACGTTTGAGGTGTCAGAGACTGACGCGGACACCATCGAAACGTTTTTAGACGAGAGAGCAGCGAACAACATGGAAAGCTTTGACTTCACGCCACCAGGCGAAAGCAGCAGTTCCAAGTTTGTCTGCGAGGAGTGGTCGAAGTCGATCCCTTACCTGAACCGGGCTACGATACAAGCAACATTCCGCCAAGTCTTCGTACCGTAATGGCTATCACTACAAGAGCCACGAAGGGTAGCCCGCTCACCCATACTGAGGTTGACACCAACTTCACGGACCTTCGTGACAACAAAGCTGGTTATGTGACCGGCGATGGTGGAACGGTTACGCAGGGAACCTCAAAGAGCACAGGTGTCACGCTCAGCAATAAGTGCGGGCAAATCACCTTGCACGATGCAGCCTTGGCGGCTGACACCACAGTGTCCTTTACGTTGACGAACACGACGATTGCAGCCACTGACCTTCTTGTTCTCAATCATGTCAGCGGTGGTACGGCTGGTTCTTATTTGTTGAACGCACAGTGTGCTGCAGGTTCTGCCAGCATCAACGTCCGCAACATCACTGCTGGTTCGTTGTCAGAAGAAATCGTTATCGGCTTTGCGCTTGTTAAAGCTGTTACCTCATAAGCATGGCTTACGTCGTCACCGGCTACTGGAACGCTGGTTATGACGACCAGCAATCCAGTGCGGAACTTATCAGTGAGCTGCAGGCTATTGCGCCTTCAGAAGTCATTGAGCTGTTTCAACTTGAGTTGAATACGGACCAGCACGGCACTGCAACAACCCATTACTTCAGTGGTGCGCGTGAAGGCGGTGCTGGAGGAATTATTTTTGGCGGCCAAACTTACACGGCCATACCTTTAGAGGCTGATGGTTTTGCTTACAACGGCCAAGGCAGCTTGCCACGCCCAACGCTTCGCATCAGCAATCTGTTCAGCACCATTACGGCGCTGATTGTAACGCTGCCGAACGGGCTTGAAGGCGCAAAGGTAACCCGGCTGCGAACGCTGGCAAAGTACATCGACTCAGAAAACTTCATCGGGTCGAGTTATGAGACCTACGTTGTTGCTGATTACTGGGAGGTTGGCTACTCGTCAAACAACACTACAGCTGACAGCACGGCACTTTTTCCGAAAGAAATTTACTACGTCGATCGCAAGTCAGCTGAAAACCGCAACCTAATTGAGTTTGAGCTGGCGTCTGCCTTTGACCTTGCTGGCGTGCGAGCACCAAAGCGTCAGTGCATCAGCCGTTGTCAATGGGTCTACAAGTCAACTGAGTGCGGCTACAACCCAACGGATGGACCGGGTAAAAACGTAGACGGCGTGCAGTTCACACGCTTTAACGCCAGCGATGAAGGAGTGCTCACGGACGCTGAGGATGTTTGCGGCAAAAAGCAAAGCAGTTGTGAATGCAGGTTCGGCGATGTGAATGAGCTGCCATTTGGCGGCTATCCGGGCATTGGAACGTTCTTTGCATGACTTGGCGGGACACAGCACTCAAAGACGCTAAAGATCGTTACCCGTGGGAAGCGGTTGGTTTGGTTGTTGTGGTTAAGGGCCGTGAGAAATACTGGGCGTGCAGAAATATGGCGCACAACCTGGAGGACATGTTCATTCTCAATCCCGAGGATTACGCCGCTGCAGACGATGCAGGCGAAATCATAGGCATTGTGCACAGCCATCCAAAAACGCTGCCAGTTGCAAGTGAGGCTGACAAGGTGTCGGCAGAAAAGCACGGCTTGCCTTGGTACATCGTCAGCCCAAAGACTGAAACATGGGGTGAATACATGCCCTGTGGTTACAAAGCGCCATTGATTGGCCGCAAGTGGACCTGGGCTGTAAGCGATTGCTGGACACTTGCACGCGACTGGTACGCAGAGCAGGGCATCAACTTGCGTGATTGGGACAGGCCAGCAACACCGGAACAGTTTTTAGCCGCTCCAATGTTCGATGGAGCGTGGGCTGCTACTGGGTTTCGGGAGCTTGCAGAAGATGACCCGTTGGAGCGTGGTGATCTGTTGTTGATGCAAATCAACGGCAACGGCCTGAATCATTGTGCAGTTTTTATTGGTGATGGCATGGTGCTGCATCACCTTTCGGAGAGGTTGTCCTCTAGAGATCTCTATGGGGGCTGGCTACAATCATGCACAGGTAGGCGGCTGCGTCATGTTGCGTAAGGTCAGGCTTTACGGACAGCTAGCTGAGTTTGTTGGCCGCAAGGTGATTGAGGCTGATCTGTCATCTGCTGCTGAAGCGGTGCGGATGCTGATCGCTAACTTTCCGCAGCTTGATCGCCACATGGCGGATCAGCATTACAAGGTGCTGGTGGGTGATGGTGCGTTGATGCTTGATGACTTGCCCAATCCTGTGGGGCGGGAAGAAATCAAGATCGTGCCGGTGATTGTTGGTGCAAGTGGTGGCGGAGGTTCAATTCTTTTAGGCGCAGCATTGATCGGATTGTCTTTTGTAAGTTTTGGGGCAGGAACAGCCTTTGCTGGTATTGGCGGAAGCACACTGCTAGGCGGTACAGCTGCTGCAGGTATTGGCTCAACTTTTCTTGCGACAACAGGTTTAGCTTTGGTTTTGGGAGGCGTTTCACAGTTAATTACACCAACACCTCAAATCCCACAAGGCCCGGACACCGTTCAAGATCCACGCAAGTCATTCTCGTTCTCCGGTATTCAGAACACCTCGCGTGGTGGAACGCCAGTTCCAATCGTCTACGGCAAAACTTTGACCGGCAGTGTTGTTATTTCTGCTGGCGTTGACACTGAGCAGGTGCAGGCATGACTACGATTATTGGTTCAGGCGGTGGCGGCGGTAGTAAAGGCGGTGGCGGCAGTAGCCGTTCGCCAAGGACAACGCCTGACAGTCTTGATTCTCGTCAATACGCAACAGTTGTTGACCTAATCTCAGAAGGCGAGATTGAGGGATTGGTTGATGGCAGTAAGGGTATCTTTCTGAACGGGACTGCGCTTCAAAGCGCTCAAGGGGGTTTTAACTTTGAAGACGTTACGGTATACACGCGGAATGGCACCCAGGCGCAAACTTTCATCCCAATTACGTCTGGCTCAGAGAATATACGAGCAATAAATCGTGGCGTTGTCAAAGATGGCCCTGTCACTGAGACTATTGTCGATGACGAGGTGGATGCAGTTCGTGTAACCGTTACCGTCCCGTCTCTTCAGAGGATTAACAACACAACCGGTGACACAACAGGTACAAAGATTGAATTAAAAATCCTTGTCAAATACCAAAGTGACAGCGACTTTGCTGTTTTGATTGAAGACAAAATTAGTGGCCGCACTGCCGACAAGTATCAAAAAGACTATCTTATAACTCTGAATCGTCCGAATTCAGCAGACAACGTAGACATTAAGGTAGAGCGAGTCACTAAAGACAGCAACAGTTCTTTGCTTACGAATGCTTTTAGTTGGAGTAGTTTGACTGAGATAAAATATGCAAAGCTGCGTTACCCCAACAGCGCACTGGTTGCATTGCGTGTTGATGCTGAACAATTTAGTAGCATTCCGAAACGCAAGTATTTAGTCAAAGGTGTCAAGGTTGCTATTCCTGCTGGCGTGACTGTTGACAGTGATACTGGTCGGATTATCTACCCAGAAAACTTTGTCTGGAATGGTACGTTTGCTGCTGCAACCTGGACATCTTGCCCTGCTTGGATCCTTTATAACTTATTGACCAACACCCGCTATGGATTTGGCAACCACATTGATACAGCCCAGCTGGATAAGTATGCGTTTTTCGCAGCGTCGAAGTATTCCAACGCTTTAGTGGATGACGGTTTCGGTGGCCAAGAAGCGCGGTTTAGCTGCAATACAACTATTCAAACGGCTGAAGAGGCTTTCAAGCTGGTCAACGACCTGTTGTCGGTCATGCGTTGTCAAGGTTTTTGGGCAGCAGGCAGCCTGACGATTGAACAGGACGCGCCAAAGGATGCGGCTTATCTGTTCACCACTGCCAATGTCACAGAGGAAGGCTTTACCTACAGCGGCAGCAGTCTTAAGACTCGCCCAACTGTTGTGGTTGTCAGCTACCTAGACATTGATCTGCAAGATACGGCTTATGAGGTCGTTGAAGATCACGATGGCATAGCCAAATATGGCGTGGTACGTAAAGAGTTCAGCGCCTTTGCCTGCACTAGCCGTGGGCAGGCAGCACGTATCGGCAAATGGATTCTGTATTCTGAAAAGTTTGAAAAAGAGGTCGTCAGCTTCACTACAAGTCTTGATGCAGGTCAAGTTGTACGGCCTGGAATGGTCATTCAGATTGCAGATCCTGTGATCTCTGGGGTGCGTAAAGGTGGACGCATTAAATCTGCAACAAGCAACACGATTACTGTTGACGACACGGCCAGCACAGATTTGACCTTTGGTACTGGTTCAAAACTATATGTAATTTTGCCTGATGGAACGGTTGACGGTGAAAGTCAAGATCTTACCGTTACTGATATAACTAACGGCGTAATTACTGTTGATAACAATTTTGCAACTACGCCAAATGCAAACAGTGTTTGGGTTCTTGAGAGCGATGGTTTAGGAGCCAGCAACGTACAGCCTACGACTTGGCGTATTTTGTCGATTGAAGAGCAAGATGGTTTGCTTTATACAATCAGTGCAGTTGCGTATGATGCCAGCAAATACGCATTTGTTGAAGATGGCGAAGAACTGCAGGCACGAGATACGACAAATCTTGATGTTATTCCTGAACAGCCAGAAGATCTAGAAGTGTTGGCAACCGTTCCGGTTGGTGGGACTGTAGCAACAAAAGAAGTCCAGTTTGCTGAAAACGGTCAAGTAGCTATCAAAATTACATGGCACTGGAATGTCCCAGACGGTCAAATTACCAAAAGGTTCAGGGTTCGTTATCGCCACGAAGATGACAACTTTATTGAAACGATTGTGCAGGGAACAACGTTTGACATACTTGACGCTAAAAAAGGTCTTTACGAGATCCAGGTAAGTGCTATCAGCAGCTCAGGGCTTCTGTTTAGCAAGCCGACAATCGCCACATACACAGTGAAGGGCCTTGGCACAGCGCCAAATGACATTCTTGATCTCAGTCTTGTTTCGTCAAGCAATACGATTGCGATGCTTTCGTGGAAAAAAGTAGCTGAGCTTGACGTGCAGCTCGGTGGTCGAATCATCATTAGACATGATCCACGGGCGTTGGCGTCAGCTGAGTGGAAGGCAAGTAATCGTGTTGTCGATGGTGTGTCTGGTGCGTCAACACAAAAGCAAGTGCCGCTGCTTGCTGGAACGTATTTTGTGAAGGCAGAAGATTTTCTAGGCAATCGCTCTGTCACCGAAACGGCGTTTGAAGCCTCGCTCCCTGAGCCTGATTCTCTACTTACAACCAAGACTTATGAAGAGCACAACCTAAGTACAGCTTTCAACGGGACAAAAACTAATTGCAGCGTTGTTTCAGGTAACCTTGACTTACAGCCAGACTTGTATGTGGCTTTGGATTATGCCGATAACTTGTATTTTGAAACCGATGGTGGAGCAGAATACCAGTTCCAAGACACCTTCGATTTTGGGGCTAAGTTTGACTTTATTGCTAGAAGAAGCATTGTCAGCAGTCCTCAGCAAGTTTCAGGCACTTTATTTGATTCGCGTGCTGGCTTGTTCGACGATGCAGTTGGTGTTTTCGACGGTGAGACTCAAGACGTTGTGAATGTTGTTACCTACGTCAGGACTGCAACGGTTGCCTCCCCGTCTGAATCGGACTACGGCCCTTGGGCTGAATTTGTGGCAGCTTCAGTGCAGGGCCGCCATGTGCAAATCAAAGCAGAGCTTGAAACAACTGACGAGCTTACAAAGGTCTCAGTGGACCAGCTCGGCGCGACTCTTGAGCTAACGCAGCGCACGGAAACTGGCAGTGGAACGTCTGGCAATGCCGTGACATTTGCCAATGCGTTTTACCAAACTCCAGAAGTAGTCATCACGCCGACGAATTTAGGGGCGGATGGTTTTGTAACTTTGACTAAGAGCACAACGGGTTTCACAGCAACGCTGACAGATGCTTCAGATACTGGTTTCAGTTACACTGCCACTGGATTCGGACGCGCTCTCTAATGGCTCAAGTCAACCGCGACCGTTCTGACCTTATTGAAAACACGACGTTCCCTCTGGTTAGGGAACAGCTCAACGACACGTTAGAAGCGGTATTCACTATCAACTCCGGCAATTCTGCGCCATCAAACGCAGTTGAGCATGAGCCGTTTATCAATACCAGCAACAGCCCAGCAACGCTTGAGATCAAGACCAGCAGTGGGTACATAACGCTTGGCGTTCTTGACCCAGCAGGCTTCAAGGTAGGTGGCATCACGCCGATTGCTAACGGTGGTACAGGTCAAACCACTGCCTCTGCTGGTATTGCTGCATTGCTGCCTAGCCAAACAGGCAACGCCAACAAGACGCTAGTCACTGATGGCAGTTCCTTGTCATGGGGAAATACTGCAGCGTTTGCGAGCTATGCAGTTATTGCAGATGTCAAAACTGCTGGGACGGCTGGAGGAACCTCCGGTTCAGGTTCATTTCAAGATCGCGTACTAAATACAAAAGACATAGACCCAGACAGTTTTGTAACGCTTGTCAATAGCACTGATTCAAACACTCGATTTAAGTTGCCTGCTGGCACCTATTGCATAGAGGCAGAAGTTCCAATGTTCAGAGTTGGAAGGTTCCAAGCACGTCTTGTAAGTTGGGATGCAGAAACAGACGGCACAGCGACAGTTCTAAAAGCTGGCACAGGAGCTCAAAGCTCCCCAACTTATGGAGATGTTACGACTTCAAATATCATCCATCGTGTGACTATTACGAGCGAAACAGTATTTGGCGTGCAGTCCCGTGGCAATAGCGGCAACAGTGGTAACGGTTTTGGACAAGCTTCCAACTATGGAGAGGAAGAGCGCTACACCATCGTCAAAATCATGAAAGAGACTGCCTAGGGCTAGGCTTAAGGCGGTCTCTAGCTAAGATGGCCTAAGGAGGTGCGCCATGTCTGTCCAACCTGGAACGTACAACTTCACGTTGCAGCGGGCTGCGGACTACAGCGTGCTGCTGCAATTCAAGGACAGCGATGATGATGCCATTGATCTGTCTGGCTACACGGTCTACGCGCAGGCATGGAATAAGGCGCGGACCACCAAGTCAGCTGATTTTTCTATCGCCTACACAGACAGGAGCGATGGCAAGGTCACGATCAGCTTGACAGATGAGCAGACAGCTGATTTCCCGGATGAGTTGTACTACGACGTTTTGCTTGAAGACGACAACGAGATCCGGGAGTATTACCTAGAAGGCGTCATCTTTGTAAGCCAAGGTTACACACGGCCATGACTGCAGTTAATGTCACCGAGACCAAGAACACGGTCACAGTTTCTGGAGAGGGCGCAGCGACCGTCGTTACGGTGACGACTGCAGGGCCTCAAGGCGCGTCTGGCTTGGGTACGACAGTGGATGCCAGCGCTAAAGTAGATAAAAGCGTCGTCTACTACGACTCGGCTTCTGGCAAGTTCAAAGCTGACGACACCTGGACCACCTCTACTCTTGTCCTTGGAGGCAATTTTTAAGCCATGTCTAACACCATCCGCATCAAGAAAAGAGCATCTGGTGGTGCGTCTGGCGCTCCAAGCAGCTTGGCACCTAGCGAGCTTGCCTATTCAGAGGTTGATAATATCTTGCACTATGGCTTTGGTGATGCCGGGGGAGGTGCTGCCAGCTCCGTCATTTCGATTGCAGGCTCTGGAGCGTATTGCACGTTAACGGGCAACCAGACGCTTTCTGGTAACAAGACCTTTACCGGAACGGTTGACCTCAGTAGTGCAACTCTGTCTGGCAACACCACCTTTAGCAACAACCTGACGGTTACAGGTGATTTAACTGTTAACGGCACGACAACCACTGTTAACAGCACCACCGTTACGGTGGACGACAAGAACCTTGAATTAGGCTCTGTCGCTTCTCCTGACGACACCACTGCAGATGGCGGTGGCATCACCCTTAAGGGAGCCACTGATCACACCATTGTTTGGACTAACAGCACCGACAGCTGGGACTTTTCTGAGCACGTCAACGCTGCCTCCGGCAAAGAGTTCAAGATCAATGGCACCAGCGTCCTTAGCAGTAGCACTCTTGGTTCTGGTGTTACTGGCTCCAGCCTTACTTCTGTCGGCACGCTGACTTCTGGAACGTGGTCTGCAACAGCTATTGCCGTTGACAAAGGCGGCACTGGCGCTACGAGCGCATCTTCTGCACGCACCAACCTCGGCTTGGCAATCGGCAGTGATGTTCAGGCATACGATGCTCAGCTGGACACGTTTGCTGGTGCTGCATCTGCGACGGCAACGGCTCTAGTTGCGTTGACCTCTACTGAGGTCGCAATCCTCGATGATGCAACAGTTACCACTGCCGAGCTAAACATTCTTGATGGCGGCACATCTGCAACGACAACGACTCTTGCTGCAGCTGATCGCATGGTGATTAACGATGCTGGAACGATGGTTCAGGTTGCATTGAGTGACCTTGTGACCTTCCTGAATGACGGAACTGCAAGTAGTTTTGAGCTTGACGGCGGCACGTTCTGATGGCAAACACAATCAAGCAAAAGCGTGGCACCTCTGACCCTGGTGCCTCTGATCTTGTTGTAGGCGAACTCGCCATCAACACTACTGACGGCGGTGTCTTCACCAAGACTGATGGTGGAACGGTTGTTGAAGTCGGGTCTGGTGGTGGTGGAATCGACGACGGCGATAAAGGCGACATTACTGTGTCGAACAGCGGTGCAACTTTTACCATTGATAATGGTGTCGTAAGCACTGCAAAGATTGCTGACGATGCGGTTACTGCCGCGAAGCTGGCTGACACTGCTGTGACAGCAGGAAGCTACACGGCTGTAGACATTACTGTTGATGCACAAGGTCGAATTACAGCCGCTAGTTCCGGTTCAATCGGCACATCTGAAATTGCTGACGACGCAGTTACCGCCGCGAAATTAGCTGACACTGCTGTTACGGCTGGTAGCTATACAGCAGCAGACATTACAGTTGACGCCCAGGGTCGGATTACTGCTGCTGCTAATGGATCAGGTGGTGGTGGAGCGTCTGAAATTGACGACTTGTCCGATGCAGTCACAAACAGCTCAGGTGCCACCATTGGCCTTGGAACTGGCGCACTCAGCAATGACGACGGATCAACAAATAAGAATACAGCTCTTGGATACAATGCTGGACTAGATGTAACATCAGGGACGAGAAATGTCCTTTTGGGTTATACAGCTGGTCGAGATATAACAACAGCGAGTGGAAATATCGGTATCGGGAACGTTCTTAACAATTCTGCTGGCGTTACAGGTGGCTACAACGTTGCTATTGGCGATAACTGTGGCGAGAAATTGACCACTGGAAATAACAACGTATTTGTTGGCACTAATGCTGGGGCAAAGATAACAACTGGGGTTAGCAGTGTAATTATTGGCGATAACGCAGGCGAGGGCGCAACCACAACGCAAGAAAATACGTTTATAGGAAGACACGCTGGAAGATATAACACTGGAAGTCGTGGCGTCTGCCTTGGTGGCTTTGCGGGCGAGCGTGTGGCAGGCAATCTCAATACGATTGTTGGCTATGAGGCTCAAAACAACGTAGACCTGACCGGCACGAATAACCTTATTCTTGGTGCTAATGCAGACGCAAGCACAACAAGCGTTTCTAACGAAATCACGCTTGGTGATGCAAATATCACAAGCCTTAGGATTCCTGGCCTGCAATCTGGAGCGTCTGACGGTCAAGTTCTAACTTTTAATTCAACCAACGGCAATATCACACTGGCTGATGCAGGTGGCGGTGGCAGTGTGCTGACGGAAGACGCAAACGACAACCTCTATGCAGGAGACAGTGCCTTTTCAAACGCAATTACGAGCGGTTCGGACAAGGCAGATAGGAACATTGTGATTGGTCAGCGTGCTGCGCGAGATTTAACCTCTGCAGACAATTGTGTTGCCTTGGGCGGCAATGCTTGCATGAAAGTTACATCGGCCCACGATAGTATCGGAATTGGATTTAGAACAGTTGGTGGCTTATCTTCGGCTGCTGTTACGGGAAATTACAACGTTGGTATTGGCAATCAAGCTTTGGGATATATGACAACAGGAGAGAACAATGTGGGGATAGGTAGATCAGCTTTAGGAAGTTGCACTACGGGAGCACACAACATCGCTTTGGGTGAATATGCCTTAAAAGACACGACAACCGGAAACTACAATGTTGCGCTCGGCGAAGCTTCGCAAAGGTATGCAAGCGGCAGCAATAACATCAGCATGGGCTACAGAACTGCTCATAACATTAGTGGTAGCAATAATACGCTGATTGGGGCCAGCATTCTTACAAGCAGCAGCAATTCTCTTTCTGGAAGCAATAACACTCTTATTGGCAAAAGTGCATCTCCTAGTAGCGCGTCCGTAAGCAATGAAATGACCTTAGGGCACTCAGGCTTAAACACGCTTCGTTGCAATCAGACATCAATTACCAGCCTTTCTGATGGACGCGACAAAATCAATGTTGCCGAACTGGGTGAAGGGCTCGACTTTGTTTCACGCTTGAAGCCTGTCAAGTTTGAATGGAAAACACGCGACGGAAACAGCAAAGATGGCACTTATGAGGCTGGCTTCATTGCCCAAGACCTGCAACAGCTGCAGAAAGACACTGATACCGACTATCTGAAGCTGGTTATGGATAGCAACCCAGATCGACTTGAGGCTTCTTACGGAAAGCTCGTACCAATCTTGGTACGCGCAATTCAGGAGCTAAAGTCCGAAGTAGAACAGCTCAAAGCAAATGCCTGACACTTTCACGGCTGATGAGATTGCAGAGAATTACTCCGCTGCGATGGACAGCGTGAATCTGATCAATGAATTGATGGCTCAAGACAGCCGCACCACTGAAGAGCAAGCCACGGTTGCTCGCAACGTGGAGCATCTGCAGCTCATGGTCGCCCAGGATTATTGGACGACAGAGGACCTGACGCCTTTTAACAACGCGATTACTGCCGGATCCTGATGCAACGCCCCGACCCAATGATTGCCGCTAAGCCTGGAGCGGAAGACGTACAGGCTATGGCGGCTAGAACGCTGTGGCTTGAGGAGCTGTATTTCCTTGATGGTCGCGATCAAGTGTCGCACCCTCAATATGGCCTGTTTACAGGCTTGGCTCTTAAGTATCAGAACTTGAATTCAACTGACGGTATCTGATGGCTAAGTCATTGAGCGGGCAAAATTTTGTCCCTAGCAAGCCAAAAAAGACACGTCAAGGTAATGGATCACATTCAAAACCGTCCCATGGACGGAAGAAGTATCGTGGCCAAGGAAAACGTTAATTCTCTTCCAAATGATCAAGCGTCTTGCTTTTGGTGCCATCGCTGGTGCTCTTGCCTTGGCCCCCCTGTCTGCACGCGCAGACGGCTTTTACCTGAATCCTGAGTGGAACGGTGGCTGGTCAGGTTCTGACTTTGGCGGTGCTGTTCTTGACGGTCACGTCGGGTATGAGTCTGGTGGTTTTTACATTCAGGGCGGTCCTTCTTGGATGCAACCTGATGCTGGCGACACTGAGGTTGGTTTCTCTGCCAAGACCGGCGTTTCTGCGCCTGTGGCAGAACCCCTTGATGTTTACGGCGAAGTTTCGTACGCCAAGTACAAGGATGCTGATGCTGGCTACGGCCTGAAGGCTGGCCTGAAGTACAAGTTCTGAGCTAGCTTGAGTCTGCAGAGACGCAAACGCCCCTTCTTCTCCTCACACAGGGAAGGGGTTTTTTCTTGGCAACCATCATGCAAAAGGTATTTAACCTGCTCGGCGCACTGGGCTTCGTGATGTCTGGAACGATGGCCGTCATGGGCGTGGTGGCTTACACCCGCGTTCCATCAATGGTCAAAAACTATGCCAGCGAGCTGAAGCTAGAGC